TTACACACTTTCAATCCAATGAAAGTTAGTGGTTTTGACGCAGATTCACCATTTACAATCAAGAACAACTTGGTTGAGTATAAAGTCAGTGGTGGTGCGGCCTGGGTACATCCTGTATGGGATTGGTGCGAATCCGGTGAATTTATCACCAGTAGAGTCCGCCAAACCATCAAACACTGGATATTAACCCTACCGCTTAAACTACTTGGCTTAGAGAAAGTTGGTTTTCATAAGATACACCACTGCCGCCCTTGGACCGATTGTCCAGACAGAGCACTAGTTTACACAGTGCCTCAATACACCGTCTGGAGGTTCTCGTGGATTAACAACGAAATAAATACTCGAAAACTGAAACGAATTAAATACCAGGATGAAACCAAACCTGGATGGAACAGACTTGAATATGTGACCACTGATAACAACTTAATGGTGAGCATTGGTAGAGAAGGAGAACATGCTCAAATAACCATTGAGAAGGAAAAACTCGATATGTTATCTGGATTAGGAGCCACACAGTCTGTCAACGCACGATTAATAGGTATGGGACATAAAGATCCGCTGTACACGTCAATTATAGTACAGTATTACACGGGCAAGAAAGTCGTCAGCCCTGTAACGTCCACCATATATAAGCCCACAATGCCACGCGTCCACTGGCCTGTAACCAGTGATGCAGATGTGCCAGAAGTTAGCGCAAGACAATACACCAAACCCATCATAACTGATTGTATGATGATGCCAATGATTAAACGTTGGGAGACCATGTCTGAATCAATTGAGCGACGGGTTACTTTTGTAGCCAATGATAAGAAACCAAATGATTTCATAGCTCGAATTGTTGAAGAGTTCGTCATGTTGATGAACAACGATATCAGAGACTTACACCCTCTAAGTATCGAAGAAACAATCGAACGATTAAATAAACCTTCACAACAATTACAGCTACGAGCCGTATTTGAAATCATCGGTGTAGAACCACGTCAATTGATTGAGTCATTTAACAAGAACGAACCAGGCATGAAGTCTTCCCGTATAATATCAGGATTTTCGGATATTCTTTTTATATTAAAGGTATCCAGATACACATTAGCTTATTCTGATAAAGTTTTGCATGCAGAACATAATAAACATTGGTATTATCCAGGTAGGAATCCAACTGAAATTGTTGATGGTGTTTGCGAATTCACAAGTGAGTGTGATGGAGAAGTGATTGAAACCGACTTCTCTAACCTTGATGGTAGAGTTTCTGGATGGATGCAGAGAAACATAGCTCAAAGGGCAATGATTAATGCATTCTCCTCAGAGTATCGTGATGAAATAATATCATTCATGGACACCATCATCCACTGCCCCGCCAAAGCAAAACGTTTTGGTTTCCGTTACGATCCAGGGATGGGAGTCAAGAGCGGCAGCCCAACGACCACACCACATAACACACAATACAATGCTTGCGTTGAATATACAGCGTTAAAATTTGAATATCCTGATGCATTACCAGAGCACTTGTTCCGTATGATCGGACCTAAATGCGGTGATGATGGTCTCGCGAGAGCCAGCATCCAGAAAGCAATCAACAAATCCGCACGTGCTTATGGATTAGAACTAAAAGTCGAAAGATACAATCCCGAAATTGGATTGTGTTTCCTTTCCAGGGTATTCATTGATCCACTATCAACAAACACAACAATGCAGGATCCGCTACGCACATTAAGAAAACTGCATCTTACAACAAGAGATCCAACTATCCCATTAGCCGACGCCGCTTGCGACCGCGTTGATGGTTACCTCTGCACCGACGCAATAACCCCACTTATTAGTGATTATTGTAAAATGGTGCTACGACTGTACGAACCGAAGTCTTCTTCTCTGGAGATTAGGAATAAACGACGCAGCCGGAATAGAGAGAAACCCTATTGGTTTACATGTGATGGATCTTGGCCACAGCATCCGCAAGACATCCCCGCGATGAAGCAAATATTAATTAATCGAACTGGAATTGATGAAGATCAGGTAGATAAGCTCATCGGTCGATTTACCGCTATGGTAGATGTCTGGGAGCCCTTCACCTACGACACCGAAAACAACGGTGCAGCCCATACGATTGATGAAGAAGGTATAGTACCTGGCTCCGTGGACGAATCGTTTACCAAACTAAACGAAGCAAAACAAGCTCGCGCAAACGCAGGAAATTCCCGAACCAAACACAAGAGTGACAATGGACCAAAAGAACAACCTCGAACAACTAAAGGAGGCAGCCCAAAAATGGAAACTTTCAATGGAAAGTCACATAAGGCGCACTGTTCACCAACATATCGCCAAGGCCAAAACATGGCAGGAGAAAGGAGTCCCCGGCTTTCGCCCGGGAGTGTTGGAGGATTACGAACATGCTATAATACAACTAAGCCAAGCCGTAATCAAGTATCCAGAAGTGGATTCCAGACCAATAATAACGGAATCCAATCCGGATACTCCAAGAACAGCAATGTCCAGGCCGCCAAGGCCAGCAACACCAAGGTACGGGTTAAGTAAATAAATAATGAAAACTCGCAAATG